GGCGGCGATGGCGTCGGCCCGCTGCTTCGCGCGTCGGGCGATGTTCATGCTGAACTCGTCGCTCGTCATCCGGGCATGATCGACCTTCATCGCGAGCTGGTCATGAGCAGCGAGGGCGCGCTTCGATTCCTCGTGCTCCCGTTGCCGCTCTTGTGCCGATTCGATCTGCGCGCGGAGTTCTGCGGCATCGACCTTCGCGGTCTCGGCCGGCCATGCGAGCCGCTCGGCGTTCATCTCGATGATCTCGCGTCCGAGTTCCGCGATCTCGGCCTGCAGCTCGCCGACGCGGACCTCCTTCTGCGTGATCGCCATCGAGAAATCCGACCGACGCCGCGCCTCATGGTCGACCGTCCGGTTGTGGTCGCTGGCCTGCTCCATCCGCGACAGCAACTCGGAGGGCGACACTTCGGGCGCGTCGATCAGGCCCGCGTCGCCCATCCCATTGAGTTGCGCTTCCAGCGCCTTCAGGTCGCGGTTGACGTTCGTCCGCGCCTCGAAGTCCCGGCGATTCTCCAAGTCCAGCGCATCAACGTCGATGGCGAGCGGCACGAGCGTCCGCAGCATGTCGAGCTGCTGCTTCGGCTCCGCTCGCGAGAACTCCAGCGGGTCGAACGTCAGCGACCCGAGCAGCGCGTCCAGCATCTTCTGCGGCGATGGGAACTTGGCCCCGGCTGCCGTGACGACTTCGAGCTTCGTCGTCGTCTGCTGTTCCTCGTCCATCTTGAACGTACGGAGGACCGTGAACTCGCCCAGGTCGAGCGTGATGGTCGCGCTCTCCTGTCCCTCCCGGATCGGCTTGGCGTCGATGGCTTTCCCGCCGGCCAGCGCGTAGTAAATCGCATCGAGCACGCTGCTCTTTCCGGATGCGTTCGGCCCGGTGATCTGGATGATCGAACCGTCTGGCGTAATCGAGACGACCTTCAGTTTCTTGATATTCTCTGCGTGGAACTTGACGATCTTCATGGCATGCTCCGTTGGGATGGCCGCGCCGCCGAGTGACGACGCGGATGCGTGATGCGTCCGGCGTTCAGCCGTCGAGTGCGCTTTCTGGTGCGTGGCTGGAGTGAGCCTTCGGCGCCGCGCTGCCGGTGGCCGGCGTCTTCGCCGGGAACCACTCGGGATGATCGTGTTTCATCTGGCGCAACTCTTCACGGTCATCGTCGGTGAGCGCGCCGGGCGTATCCTCGTTGTCGATCAGCCGTCGCTGGCGTTTGCTCGGCACGTTCTCGACGATGGCCGCGTGCGCTTCCGCTGGGCTGTCCTCGGCGCGCGCCGTCTTCGCGACCTCGGCCAGCTTTGCGCCGGCGCCAATGCGAGGCTGTGCCGGCGCGGGCTCGGAGGCGATCGCGGCGATATCCAAGTCGCCGAACTCGCGCCGCGCATCTTCGTCGAGCGCGTCGGCCATCTCGATCGACATCGGCACGAGCTTGACCGAGCGGCGCGTGACCGTCTTCTTCGCCATCTCGATGTAGTCCGTCTTCCACGGCCCCTCATCCTTCGCCTTCGAGCGGGCGCGGATCGCATCCACTTCCGCTTTGCTCATGACGTCGAACTGAATCGCGCCGTCCTCGAGATTCCAGACCGTGTAGACGGCGACCAGCTTGTCAGGCGTGCGAGCCGCGTCGAACTTCGGCCGATGGATGATCTCCGGCTTCGTGCCGTAGGAGACATCGAACTGCTCGCCCTCGAAGACCGGACGGGAGTCGAGCCCCTTGATCGAGCCGGAGCGCCGGGCGAGCGCCACGAGCCCGCGATAGCCGATGATGAGCTCGACGATGTACATCCCCTCGCGCTTGCTGAAGTACGGCACGAGATACGCTTCGCCCAACGCCGATCCCGCCTCGAGCCCGAGCGAGGCCGCCGACACGATCGCGCGCAGCAGGCTCATGCGATCCGTCTTCGGGTGCGAGAGGAGCGGGGCCTTCGTGGCCGCGAGCAGCGCGACCTTGAGCACGCGATCGGGATTGATGCGGTTCGCTGCCGCCGAGACGATCGCCTCCCGGTGCCGTTCGAGGAACTTCTTGATCGACTCCGACGCCTCGGCCTTCACGACGGCGGTGTCCGGCTTCGCCTCGCCGCTTTCGGCCGCAGCACCCTCGGCCTGCGTTTCCTGTTCCTGCGACATGGTCAGTCTCCGTGCTTGAACGTGAACCGGCGCGAGCCCTTCCGCGTGACGACCTCGTGGCGCCTGAGCGTGTCGGCGATCACCACGGCGCGCGTCGTCGGATCAGAGATCGCGCCGGCCAGATCATTGAATGCCGCCTGCCAGTCCGTGCCCATCGTGTCCTTCGCCTGTGACCAGAGCGCCCGCCACGCGGGCCCCTCGATCCCCTTCGCCTCGCCGATTGCCGTCTTGAGGAGGTTCTCGAGCCGCGCGCGCTCCATCCCGATCATCTCTTCCTGCTCCTTCGTCACCTTGAGGTCGAGCGCCCACTGCTCCTGCTCGGGCTCGGCACGGAGCACCATCTGCGTGGCCTGCCGGATGCGTTTCACGAACGCCGAGTAGTCGGCCGTCCCATCCACGGGCGGCGGCTCGTTCCCGACCACGTAGCGCGCGTGCCACTCGACGCAGCGTTGCGCCAAGGCTTCCGCCGTCTCCGCGTCGTATTCGAGCGTGTAGACGCGGAGATCGTAGCGGGAGAACAGCACCGCCAAGTCCGCCGTCTTCGCGCCCGTGACGAACATCTGCATCATGAGCTGCGCGGCGTAGTGCGGCGGGAAGTCATCTGTCCCTTCCTCGCCATAGGCCTCGGAGTGGAAGCCGACGTTTTTCGCGTCGACGTGCGCTTCATCCTCTCGCCGCCACGCGTCCAAGGTCGCACCGATGAGCGGGACGGCCTTCGACCGTTGGAGCAGGAACGGCCGCGGGTAGACCAGTTCCTTGCCCGTCCGCTTCTCGTACGCGGTCAAGATCGGTCGCTCGAACAGCCGGCCGTAGTACATCGCCTCGGAGTCGGCTTGGTCCTCACTATCGCCCACCTTCGACCGCCAGACCTTGATCGGCGAGGAGAACGGGGAGAGGCCGAGAATGGCCGGGACATCCGTCGCCGTGATCGCTGAACGGCGGTCCTTGAGCCACGCGAGTTCTGTTTGCGCTTCGCCTTCTATTCCCGGAGCCATGAGCACCTGCCTGTGAAGGGTTAGACCGTCACCTGATTGCGGCGCGCGTTCAGGAATGCGTCGAGGTCCGTCGCTCGATAGACGGCGCGGTTGCTGACCTTCGAGTAGTTGGGGGAGCCACCAGTACGGCGCCAGCGCGCGAGCGTGCGCGGAGAAATGCGCAGCCAAGCAGCCGCCTCCTTCTCGGTCAGGATCACTTCGCCCGCCGACAGAGCCTCGCCAGAGTCCATGACATACGGTACCGAATGGGTACGGTTTGCGCAAGTGTAGGCGACATTGGCGTCGTCTAGGCGAGCGAAAGCACAACGCCCCACCCTTTCGGATGAGGCGTCGTGATGGTCGCTTCGGGCGGGTGCTACTCGGGAACAAGCCGCCGCGATTACTCAACCCCGAGACTATTGGAAGCTACCGACCATTCTGTTGCGCTCTCCGGCATGTTGAGCGAGAGCGCCCTGCGTGGGCCGCCAGCGGTCATGAGTGAACCGTGTACGCTGGTGCTAGTCACGGGCAGGCAAGCGTTCGCGCATGGTTTGGTCAGCCCCGCACATAGGAACCTTCCGCACCTAATCGCTACTTGCCGCCCTGCCGTCAAACTCAATCAGCCGCTATCCCTTCACGCGGTATGCCCCGCGATTCTCTGCGCTCAAGCTACCATCTTCTCCCCCATCCCGCAACCGGAACGCACGAACGCCCCACCCGTTGAAGGATGAGGCGTCGTGGACCTCCGCGTGTGGCCTCTGCGATGTTTCGGCGTCCGGCAAGCTGGCAGGCTCGCGCCCCGCTACTTACGCCCGTCCGACTTCACCGCTTCACTGGCCCAGTGATATTTCCGTCGCGCCCGTCGGTGCGTTGAGTGAGATTCGCGCGCGATCTTCATTGTTACGCAGTTCGCGAAAAGGAGCGCGAGGCGGTGCCGAACCTCGCTGTCCGCAACATCTTGAAAGCCATCGCCGAAAATCTTCGCCAGTGTTCCACGGACGGACTGCTCGACGGCCTTTCGTCTTCGGTGAGCATTCCGCATCTACGCCGCCACCAGTTCGAGCGTCGGCGCGTTCACGAGCACCTGCCCGCGGCAAAGACATGAGCCACACGGCCCGAATGCGACGACCGCGCCGGTGAGCACATCCCACTCGGATGCGCGCTTCCCGGTGCCGTGACAGGCATCACACACCGCCTCGACCGCCTTCCGTTCGCGTTCCATGCACCAACGGTAGGACAGAATGTCCGATGTGTCAAGAGATACCTGACAGGAAGGCTGACCTAGAACCGGAGCCCCACGCCGACGAAGGCTGAGCCGCCGCGGGCCTCACGCGCCCCGCCAGCGATCAGTTGCGTCGGCCCTGCCTGATAGCCGAGGAAGGCCCCATACGCCGCGTGCGAGGCATAGAGCGGCCCAGCGGACCATCGCAGCACCTTCGGCACGACGGCGTTCTTGACCGCGATATCGAGCCCGCCGGTGACCTGACCGTCCGGGCTCGAGGCGATCACGCGATGCGTGCCGTCTGGCAGGTCGGTCAGGGTGAGTTGCACGCGGACGGGCGGGCAGAGCACGGTGTCCGGTTTGATGATCTCACGCGCCGGCTCGGTCGCCGTGGCGGGAAGCCAGACGGTATCCGGCTTCACGAACGCATTGGGCTGGACGGTCACATTTTCGATGCGCACGACCGTCTGCCCCTTCGGGATGGTAGCGGTCGGCTTCGCGTGCGCATCGGGCACGCGCGCCAGTTCGAGGCTTTGATCCTTCTGCCGGACCTCCGGCACCGCGGTCTCTACGACCGTCTTCGGACGCCAGCGGTTCCAGCCAAAGCCCAAGCCGCCGCCGATCCCGAGCCCGAGAAAGACGACGGCCGTGATCAGGTACCCGCGAATCGCGGTCATACGACCCTCGCTGCGCTACAGGTGAGGCGTGCTGTCCGACCC